TACCTTTTTTCTTTCTTTGTCAAGGGTGTTACCATATGCATCATCCATGTTGGAAATAATATAAGTAATGATTCTCTAGGTATAACAGATACATCACCACCATAAAATTCTCTACTATCGAATTTTGTCTGAATTAAGGATTTAGTATTATAGGATGGGTCAAATAAAACTAATACACCATCACCCTTAGCCCAACCGTTGATAATAGTTTTTTCCTCATCAAAATCATCTAAGTTATCAATTTTTTCTAAACCTTTTGGATAGTAAACTCCACTCCATAATGTATTACCACTTCCATGCATATGTGGTTTACTAAATCCACCAGCATTATCAATAATATTACCCCAAAGATTTCCAACTGAAACAAATGGTGCAATCATATCTGAAATTCCACTATGTTTTAAAATTGGTACACAAGTTTGTAGTATTTGTTCTTTTAATGTTACAAAACTATCCCATCTATCTTCCATTTTTGCTAATGACTGCCAAGATGCATCATTCTTTTTAAATGTTGCACTTTTACCATCAGAGTGTTCTTTTCTCTCTTGTTCCATATCCTTTATAAGTTGTTTATTCAAATCTTTGTTTGCATTACCAAAGTTAACATATCCCAAAGGACTAGGAAATATAGGTTTAAAGTTTACTTGAGTCATTCGTGCTCCCCACCTTTATCTTGTGGGTCTAATTTAATTCTTTTACCATTAAAGAACATACTTCTTGCACGACTAGGTGTAGATGTAGGGAAATTGTTAAAGAAGTTTGGTTTACGTCTTGCAGTTTCAAATGTTCCTACTGTAATAACAATAGCTGCAAGTAAAAAGATATGAGCGATTGCACTAATACCAAATGCAACAAAACTACCAACGTAAAAGGAAAATACAATACACCACATCCATGCAAGTATTTGTAAAACCATGTGTCTTGTACTTAAATCTGGAATATGTCTCAATGGATTCCTATCCATATCCATTACACCATTCCAACTATCATATATCCACTGTCTCATAATATCTCCATCATTAAAATTAGGTGGTGGGTTTCTGTTTCCAAGTACCCACCGAACTCAGTACAATTAAGCTGCGAGAGCGTAATCTACAGGCGCAAAATTATCGTTTGCACTTATCAAGTTTGACCAATAACGCAGTCATCCGACAATTCTACTCGCCTCTATTTCCGTCAGTCGAACCTATTTCACCCCCTCAATCGGAGTTTAGTTATGGTGGAGGTGGAGGGTATCGCACCCTCGTCCTGCCCAGCATTCGATTTGTATCAACGAATTGTAAGTTTATTTATACCATAACAAGATTACATTGTCAAGTTAATTATTCAAAATCTTTTACAACATCCAACTGCAATATTTTTCTATTTGCAATGTGTTCTTCTGCAATTGATTCTTTAGATTGACCATGATAACGTACTGCATGATGGTTGTCTACTAAGAGTTGGTTGATGTTGTGTTCACCACCATACCAGAGTTCACCCAGAATACGTCCATACTTACCTTTACCATCTTTAAATGTTTTTAAAGTAAGGTCACCAGCATTAGTCCATTTAACTAGAAATGCAGTTGCAGCTTTTCCATAGATTTTTTCTATAGGGTCAGATGTTCGTGATTCTGGTGTATCAATACCATACATTCGGATACGTTGTTTTCGCATCCAAACACCAAATCCTAAGTCAATGTCTACATCAACTGTATCTCCATCAACTACTCTATCTATTTTACATTTGTATTCGTACATCTACTTCTCCCATACAATGTTTGTCTTTTTCTCACTTTTTATATCATTCAATCTAAAGTTAGAACCACTTGCAACAATACAAGTAAGATTACCACCTATAAACTCTACTACACTAAAAGTTTTAGTTTCTATATTTACTGCAATAACAAGTTGAGTTTTAATATATTTTGTACCATCAGTTGCGGCTGCAACTCCATCACCAGACATATAAGGTTTTTCCCCAAACTTCTTGTCAACAAGTGCTAACATTTGTTCAGAAGACATACAGTTAATTGGTTTCTGTGAATTGTAATTTGGTACATTTTCTTCGTGTTCTGCATATACACTTGTTGTTAGAACAAGTGATAGAATAAATGCACTAAATGTTCTTTTCATTTACTTCACCTTCCGTTACTATACTTATTTCTTTCATTGTTTTTTGGTCAACACAGTTTAGTTTAGTAGGTAGAATTACACCCTCATATGCTAGTGTTGATTTTCTAAACAACATAATTTGGTTGTTTCTTGCATAAGTCATACACTCTTCATATGCACCAAACTCTAGGTAAGGTATCCACAAAGGTGTTTCTTGTTTTCCTACAGCATTAAGCTGCGTTGTCATCACGACTATTATGAACCACTTCATTTTCTTTTTCCCAATGTGATGTGAAATCATCAATCGCTTCTACTAGTAGTGGTAAGTAGTCTTGTTTGGTCTTGATAAACTCTTGAACGATTCCATCTTCAGTTACAACTAGAATCACAATCTGGTTGATTTCAATTCCAGTTCTTTCTTCAAACATTTCTGCATATGCAGATGCTTGAATGTAATAAGATTCATTCCAATCATCATTTCGTTCTCTTGTAGAGGTTTTGAAATCAATAATGGAAGGAATACCATTATACTCACCAATACAGTCAACTCTACCAGCGACCATATATTTATCGGAGTAAAGACCACACTCTTGAGACATAATATTATCTACCTTATCTTGTAAGTGTGGTTTGATTTGTCCAAACAAAGTATATGGAAGAAAATTCTTCTTGTGAACTTCTTCATCAAAATTATTGTTTAAAAAGTCTTCGCACATATGGTGTACTTTCGTACCCCTTGCGGCTGCTGTTCTTGCAACATAGTTTGCAACGTCATCACCAACTTTCTTTCTCCATGCCATTAGTCCTTCCATTTTACGTCTTTGTAAAACAGTAGTTATGGATGGGTATAGTTTCCCATCTGGAGTTTCATAGAAACGCTTGCGATTAACAGTTTTAGTAGAGAGTTCTGCAATCTCTATTGGGTTGTGTGTAAACATAATATATCCTTATCATTTAATTATACCATCATACCATAACTCAACACACTTGTCAAGTCATTAAATAAGTTTCATTGCAGACTGTGTAGTCTCTGTAACCCTTCTTGTCCAACCTCTACCAAAAGTTTTAAAGTGTTTTAACTTCTCATAATACTTTTGTCGATTCTCTTGATATGTTTCCATAACATCTTGGATACCATGTTCATCAACATATGCATTTACTTTTTTAAGAGTGTTAGGGCCGATTGCGCCATCTGCTGTCGCACCAACCAATTTCTGTAGATACTTTGCAGCTCGTCCAGTTCCAGCGTTCACTCCAAAATCGAAAACACAAAGTGCAAGCGCTGGGTGAAGGTCATCACCTTTTACTCTATCCCAATATTCAGTTTTGTAGATAGGTGCAACATCTGTTACTTCAAGTGATTTCATATCTTTTGTTCTTAGACCGTTTTTCTGACAATATGCATCATAAACTTTTTTAGTTACGCCTAAGTTGGTTTCGCCGCCTGGGTCGCTAGGATGATTCACATATCCGCCTTCGTGATGTAAGATAATTTCTAAACAATGATTATATTGTTTCATTTTCCTTGTCCTCTATATTTTTTAAAACTCCTACGTTTAGACTTATTCATTGTAGAAGTAATTGGTTTCTTTCCTTGAGAAGTACCCTTTGGAATACTCTCATGGGCTGATTGAGTTGAAAACATTTTAGCCATTACTGTTCAACTCCTTTTTTTGTTTTACTAATTAAATAACTACGAACTAAACCAGAACGAACAATATCTCCGATATTAAATTCTACCGATTTGAACTCTTCCATATCTGCAATAATATCTAGGAATCTAGGCATACCATCTTTATCAGAATTTTTAGTCAAATCAGATTGAAAGAAATCACCAGAGAATATAATTTTACTGTCTTGACCTACACGAGTCATAATTGTATCTAACTCATGAAAGTTTAAGTTTTGACATTCATCAACTATAATAACTGCATTATCTAATGTGATACCTCGCAAATATGATGTTGTTAAAAACATGACAGAACCTTGTGCTTTTAGTCTATCATACAACATACTAAATGCTTGGTCACTTGCTTGTTCAAACATAAACTGTACCATGTTCTGATATGGAATTTGATATAGTGCAGTTTTATCTTCTTCATCCCCAGGCAAGAAACCGATTTCTCTTGTAGGTACTGCACTACGAATTAGGTATACACAATGATATGGTGTACTTGGGTCTAATACTTTTTCTAGTGCAAGGTATAAGGAAATAAAAGTCTTTCCAGTTCCAGCGGCTCCATGAAGAAATAATTCTTTATTTTCTTTTTTAAATGCCTCAAAGGCAACTTTTTGATTGTCAGTAATTGGTTTGACAGTTACTAAGTCATCAATTTTTACATCTTGTTTTTTTGCCATTAATCAATCACTCCGTGTTTCTTTAATACTTGTCTGGTTTTTGCACTCTTAGTAGATTCTTTACCATATCTATCTGCAACAGAACTGCCTGGGTTTGCTTCTGCAATCCTTGACATTTGTTCTTTCCACCCATTATCATTCTTAACCATATCACCAGTTCCACTATATGACATTGCAAATAGTGACGGTAATTGTTGAATATGGGGGTTATCTTTTAAATACTTTTCTCTATCACTGATATGAAAAAACTCTTCAAACTCTTCACCAGTTTCATTATTTTTAAAATTATAAGTTGGCATCCATTTTCTCTTTTAATCTATTTATCTCTTCTCCCAATTCCTTTACACGAATTAGAAGTTTATGATTAGATTCTTGCATTAGTGCAATCTCTTTCATATACATATCTTCTCTTGACATATGTGGTCTTTCAGTCCATGCGCTTAAACTACCACCAATCTTAGTGATATCATCCGTAGGGTCATCTTGTTCCATATTTTCCTGCCTTAATTTCCAGAGCATCCAATCATAGTACCGTTCTGGTTCTGGGTCATGTTCGTGTACCACAGTGGAGCTCCTCTTTCTTTCCAAGTTGCGAACCTTCTCTTTGCAACAACATAAAAATTACGATATGCTTGTACTGAATCACCATCTACTTTACACTGTGGAAACTCTTTCATAGCTTGTGGAACTGGTGTAGTCTTACCTAAACTAGGCATATTCTTTGGTGGTTCTCGTAATATCCACCAATAATCTTTTGCACCATGTTCTTTACCATACCTATATGTATATTCCTCACAGATTAGTTTATAATATGTAAACATTAACATATAGTTTTCTCTACATTCTCTTAACCAAATATTAGTTGGATGATTGACATGACCAGCAAGATAAAGATGTTTGTTCATCTTTCGGTCTGGGTGTTTCCACCTTTTAATCCTTGCACCATTTTTAGTTCTATCAATGTACATTTCACCATCAAGAACTCTATGTGCAGTACATAACATTTGTTTATACTCTGTAGGCATCTTGACTATGTGTTTATCGCAATGATACTCAATAGACTGCCATGGGTCTTCATCTAGGTAAAAGAAGTTCATAGTAATTTAATCCTTTGTAGTGTATCCAATACTTTGTCCTCATCTGCATAACCGATTACATCTTCAGTTATTGGTGTAC